TTGGCGTTATCAGCCTTGGTGGAAAGAGTTAACCCAACAGATCAGGGACGAGGAAGACGACAAGCTGTCGGCTGACCTTGGTAAGATCGTAGAGAAGGCTATGACCACTGTTGAGGATCGCCTTGTTAATGGAGACTTTGGATTTAACCAAAAGACTGGTGAGATCTTTCGTAAGCCTGTTAACCTGAAAGACGCCCATAAGGTTGCTGTTGATATGATTGATCAGAAACTTAAAGTTGAAGGACGTGCCGTCCAACAAGTTGAGAAGCTTGATACAATGAACCAGCTAGAATTCCTAGCCAAGAAATTTGCAGAGTTTGCTACTATGTCTAAGACAGACCTGAAGCAAGCCATTAACCAAGATGAAGTAATAGACATAGATGTCTCTTGTGATGAGGGATTTGTGGAGCCAGATAGTGCTAGTTAACCGAGACACCATTGCGGGGTTTATGGGTAGCGTACTGTCTTCCAGCCTAGGTGATGCTGTTAGCACACCAGCCTGTCACCTAGAGTGGTGGGATCTATGTTGTTCACCAGATAAGTTTGTAGCTATATCCGCCCCACGAGGTCATGCGAAATCTACTGCAGTCACGATGGGATACGGATTGGCTACGCTCTTATTTCGAGAGCGTAAGTTCATGCTGATGGTATCAGACACGGAGTCACAAGCTTCGTTGTTTCTAGGATCCATTAAGCAACAACTACAAGAAAATGAAACCCTGATATCCCTGTTTGGGATTAAAAGGGATGAGAAGGGTCTGGTCAAGTTTCTCAAGGAAACAGAATCAGACATCATTGTCGAGTTTGATAACGGCGATAAGTTCCGTATCATTGCTAAGGGCGCAGAGCAAAAGCTTCGTGGTCTTATCTGGAACGGCTCACGCCCAGACATCATCTTATGTGATGATATGGAGAACGATGAGGCTGTTATGAATAGCGAACGTCGTAAGAAATTTAGAAGGTGGTTCTATGGTGCTCTCTTGCCTTGTCGTAGCGATAGCGGGATTATCCGAATGGTTGGAACTATTCTACACATGGATTCGCTCCTTGAATCTTTAATGCCACGAGACAGTGACAAAAAAACAATTACAGAAGGACTCAAGACCTATTCAATTGGTCGTTCCTTATGGAAATCAGTTAAGTACAAAGCACACAACCCAGACTTCACAGAGATCCTGTGGCCTGAGAAGAAGAGTGCTGAAGAACTTAAAGCATTACGTGAAGAGTATATCCGCCAGGGTATGCCTGACGTTTACTCACAAGAGTACCTTAACGTACCTCTTGATGAAGCGAATTCCTATTTCAAAAAGCCTGACTTTGCCGCATTGACGGTTGATGATCAGACTGCCCGTATTAACTACTACATCACTGCTGACTTAGCTATTTCACAATCCCAACAAGCTGACTACTCTGTATTCGTTGTTGCTGGTGTGGATGAGAACAAGCGTATTCAGATCCGTGATGTTATACGAGACCGACTTGATGGTCGGGAAATCGTAGACACTATTCTTGCTCTCCAAAGACTATACAAGCCAGAGGCCTTTGGTATTGAGGAGATGCAAGTCTCAAAAGCTATTGGACCCTTTCTTCGAGAAGAGATGCACAAGACTAATACCTACCTTAACCTAGTACCCCTAAAGCATGGTGGTAAGGATAAGATAGCCAGAGGACGAAGTATCCAAGCCAGGATGCGTGCCAAAGGCGTACGGTTCGATAAGAACGCTGATTGGTACCAGACACTTGAAGATGAGATGATGAGGTTCCCTAGAGACAAGCATGATGACCAAGTAGACTGTATGGCTTACCTTGGTATGATGCTTGATAAACTTATTGAAGCCCCAACCAATGATGAGGTTGAGGACGAAGAATACCGAGATGCTATGCATGAGTTCGGATACGATAGACGAGGCGCTAACGCCGTAACGGGATATTAATGAATAAACTAGAAGCTAAACTAAAACTTGAGGACGTGGTTGTATGTCCTAATATCGCAGAGCTTCTGGATAAAGATGATCTGCAGAAGATTGGTCGTGATGTATACGAAGAGTTTAATGCCGATCTAATGTCTAGATCAGCTTGGGAGAAGCGGACTGAAGAGTCCATGAAGCTAGCTTTACAGGTTGCTGAAGCTAAGTCCTTTCCATGGCCTAACGCCTCTAACGTTAAGTTCCCTCTAATTACTATTGCAGCTCTACAGTATCATGCTAGGGCATATCCTGTTCTGGTTAATGGTGATACTCCAGTACGTTGTAGGGTCATCGGTGATGATCCAGATGGTATGAAGGAACGCCGAGCTGAGCGAATTGAGAATCATATGTCTTACCAGATCCTTGAAGTTGATGAGGACTGGGAAGAGGATACTGATAGGGTCTTGATCACACAACCGATTGTAGGTTGTGCCTTTAAGAAAACCTACTACCATCCTACAAAACGTAGACCACAATCAGATTACATTCTTGCAAGAGACCTGGTAGTTAACTACTGGACTAAGTCCCTTGAACAGGCACCACGTGTTACCCACGTGCAGTACATGACCAAGAATGAGATCTATGAGCGAGTGGCTCGTGGATTGTTCTGTGAGATGACTGAAGTAACTCCAGTCTCGATTCCACAATCGAACTTGCAGTTAACACAAAACAAAGCTCAGGGTATGGAGGCTCCACAGTCTACAGACTCTAGCACACCGTACGAAATCCTTGAGACACACAAGTTCATTGACTTTGACCAAGACGGTTACGCTGAACCATACATTGTATGGGTACGTCGTGATACCAAACAAGTTCTACGTATTGTAGCCCGGTTCTTTGACCAGTCTATTGAACGTAATGACTCTGGTAAAATCTTAAGTATTAAAGCTGAACAGTACTTTACTAAGTATCCTTTTATCCCCTCACCTGATGGCGGTTTTTATGACTTGGGATTTGGAGTACTACTGGGACCCCTTAATCAAAGCATCGATACAATCATTAACCAACTGGTTGATGCTGGTACGATGTCTAACACAGCGGGTGGGTTCCTAAGCCGTGGCATTAAGATGCGTGGTGGTAATTATAACTTTGCACCTTTAGAATGGAAACACGTTGATTCAACTGGTGATGATTTACGTAAAGGCATTGTGCCTCTTCCTGTTAGGGAGCCTTCTCAAGTTCTGTTTACATTGCTTGGAATGCTTATCAACTACGGTGAGCGTATTGGTGGATCAGTTGATATTCTGGTTGGACAAAATCCGGGACAGAATACAGCAGCTGAGACAACAAGAACAATGGCTGAGCAAGGAATGAAGATCTTCTCTGGTATCTTTAAACGTACCTACAGAAGCCTTAAGCAAGAGTTCCGCAAGCTATACAGACTTAACCAATTGTATCTCGAAGATGAAGTTGACTTCCAATCCGATAAGGGTGAATTCAATATCTCTGCCGATGACTACAATGGTCCAGTAAGTGATATCAGTCCTAGTGCAGATCCTAACATCATTAGTGATAGTCAGAAGATGCAACAGGCACAAGCAATCCTACAGTTAGCTACTACGACTCCTGGCGTTAACATTCGTCAAGCGCAGATCATGTATGCTAAAGCCTGGAAGGTTGCTGAGTTAGAATCATTGCTGCCGGATCCAAAAGGTCCTAATGCAATTAAACCTCCTGTTCCTGAGAAGTTACAGGTTGAGCAAATGAAGTCCCAGATCAAACAAGCGGACCAACAGTTGCAGATGAAACTTGGTGTATTGAAGCTTATGGATACAGCTAAGCTAAACGAAGCTAAGATTCACAAGTTAGAGGCAGAAGCTTTACTGGCATTAGAAGAAGCTGGTGGTGTTCGTACAGGACAAGAAATCCAGTTAATCAATTCCCAGATTGCTGCAATGAAAGCAAAGAACGAAGGCATCATGTCTTCAATTGAGCTTATGATGAAGTTAACGGAAGGTGAAGACAAACCGTCGGAACCAACAGGAGAGTAATTTGAGCGTTGTAACAGAACCGGAATTCCTGGACTGGAAACAACATCCGATCACGGGGGCCTTCATGAAGGCTCTCTTCAATGATAGAGAGTATTTAAAAGAGATGCTAGTAGGTGGTACAGACGACGACAGTAATGTTCGTGGTCGTATTGCAGCTGTTGGTATGATCCTTGCTCTTGACTATGAAGGTCTGATGGAAAGTTTAAGGGGAGATAGATGAGTAATACTACAGGGATAACACCCTTATTAAATCGAGTACTGATTAAGCCAATGATTGTAGTTAATAAAACAGCAAGCGGTATCATAGTCTCTACAGAGGGTATGAGTGAACGTGAGCAGTTAGGTAATACAACTGGTGAGATCGTAGCTGTTGGCCCAGAAGCCTTTAGTAGCTATGCTGAGTGTCCTGTTAAACAGGGTGACAAAGTAATCATGGCTAAGTATGCAGGTTTAATGTACGTCGGTAAAGACGGCGCTAAGTATAGAATGATTAACGATGATGACTTGACTGGTATCTTAGATCCAGACATGGACTTAGTTGATCCACATTTAAGTAAGGGAATAAGATGAGTGATGATGTAATTGACAATCAACAAGAGCCTAGCAACGTTGAACCACAACAGACTTCCAACACACCTGACTATGCTGCTGAAGCTGGCGCACAGGGTTGGGTTGCAAAAGAAGACTATCGTGGTAATGAATCTGATTGGGTAGATGCTGAAACCTTTGTCCGTCGTGGCAAAGAGATTATGCCTATCCTTAGGAAGAACAACGAGAAGCTGCTCAAGGAACTTAAAGAGGCACGTAGTATTGCTGAAGAAGCAAGATCTACTGCACGTGAGTTCCAGAAGTTCCAAAAGGAACAGTATGAACGTAAGGCAAAAGAACTGGAAGGTCAGTTAGTTCAATTGAAACAAGCAAAGCGTGATGCAGTCTCCAGTGGAGATGGCGATCGTGTTGTTGAGATTGATGATGCCATGGACTTGATTAAACAGGATGTAGTTGAGGCCCGTGCCGAAGCTACTCGTGAACCAACACCAGCAGTACAGTCACCACCACAGCCAGATGAGAATCTACAAGCGTGGTTAGATCGTAATGATTGGTTTGGTCAAGACAAACGAATTACAGACATCACAAATACAATTGGTAAGTCTATTACCGAAGAGTTCCCTACCCTTAAAGGTAAGGCATTCCTAGACAAGTTAGATGAAGAATTAGCTACCACGTTCCCAGAACGCTTTGGTAAAAAGAAACGATCTAATCCTATGGATGGATCTGCTGCTACGACAACCTCTGGTCGCCCTAGCTCTGCTAAGAAATCATATGAGAACCTACCTACAGAAGCTAAGGCCGCTTGCGACCGCTTTCTTAAGCAGGGTTTAATTAAGAGTAAAGAAGCCTATGTCGCTGAATACGACTGGTCAGAATAAACAAGAGAGAAAGACAATCATGGCAACAGATAAAAAACTAGCAGTCGGTGAGTTTATTAATCCAAATACAACCACTGTTAAGGAACAACAAGAAGAAGTCAAGACACCCACTGTGTCTAATGAGAAACCGGTACGTCGCAATCGTGGGGCGTTTAACGGGACACGTGGTAAGTTGCAAGTAGGAAATCTTATTACAGGATATCACTTGTACTTCTTTAATGATGAGCCGGGTCGCATTCAAGCGGCTCTTGACGCTGGCTGGGAATTTGTCTCTCCCTCAGAGGTAGGATATGCTGCATCGAACGTTACAAATACAAACGTCGATCTTGGAGATAGAGTAAGTGTTATTGGTAGTAAGAATGATATGGGTCAACCAGTCAAACAGATCTTGTTAAAGATTAAAGAAGAATGGTGGGACGAAGATCAAGCTGATATCCAATCACGCAATGACAAAACAGATGCTTCCATTCGTAGAGGTAAAGGTGGTTCAGGAGTTGATACCACTGGATTCTATAATGCAGGCATTAAATATTAATACTAATCTTATTGAAAGACTTTAAATGGCAAATACAAACGCCCCTCGTGGTCTAAGCCCAATCGGTACTATTATCGGTGGAGCTTGGAATCAGCAAGGCCAAACGTTCGCTATCGCTACTGATGCTTCTAACACATACGCCATTGGTGATGTTGTAAAGCTCGCTGGTGGTTCTGATGCGTATGGTGTTGCATATGTAAACAAAGCAGCTTCTACTGATATTCCTGTTGGAGTTATCGTTGGTTTCCGTGTAGCGGATTCTGGTGTATCCCTTCAAGGCACTAACCTTAACCTAGCACAACTCTATCTCGGCTTAAGTGCCGGTTTACGTTATGCTGTAGTTGCAACTGATCCTAATATCATCTATGAAATTGAAACAGATGCTACTGGTGTTGCTGCTGCTAACGTTGGTTCAAACGCTGGTATGACTATTACTGCCGATCAAACTTCTACACTGTCCCAGTCTAGTCCTTTGTCAAGCACAATTCTAGTTGCTTCATCTATTAAAGCTCAAGGTACTTCAGGTTCATTGGCATTACCATTGACAATTATCGGCGTATCGCAACGTCCTGATAACTCAGTTGGCGCCTATGATAATGTACAAGTTATCTTTAATCGTCATCAATATAAGCAAGCCCAAGGCACTGCTTAATAACTAGATAACAAAGGAATAAAAACATGGCAGGCGTAATCACAACCGGTACCCATCCTAAGGCCCTATGGCCTGGTATTAAAGCTTGGTGGGGCCAAGTCTACGAAGAGCATCCAGAAGAATATTCTTCACTCTTTGATAAAGAATCATCACATCAAAACTACGAAGAAGATGTTCAGTTAACTGGCTTTGGACTCGTTCCACAAAAAGCTGAAGGCGCTGGTACTACCTACGATTCAGAGATTCAAGGTTTCACAACTCGATACACACACATTGCATACGCTCTTGGTTACATCGTAACTAAAGAAGAGTTGGATGACAATTTGTATGAGCAAGTCTCTAAGAAGCGTTCTGG